TATTCAACAATTGTATGGAGGTGTTCCATTCACACCTGGCGCAGATACCATGGCTGGAGGCTTTAGAACGTCCCCTGGTTTTAGGCCCGGATCTCCTGTCAGTATGACTGCGCCGTCTACACCAGGCTTTACTGACGTGATGCCTCAAGTACCAGGAGTCCCGTTTGGTGCACAAACAACACTAGCAGACTTAGTGGCTTTCAATCCAGCAGCCAGTCAATATGCTCTTGCTGGTTTTACAGTTGGTGAAATATTAGCCATGCCAGAGTTTGCAGACTTTAAACCGCAACAGGCCACTACGGGAGGCACAGCGACTAGCGCTGGACTAGCTGCTTTAGAAGCGCAGCTTAGAGACACTGGTAGAAGCCCTGAAGACAGAGGGACATTTGCAGAAAGATTTGGTACAGCTGAAGACCAAGGGTTTGGTTTTGATGCTGCTGGGGGCACAGGAACATTTCAAAACCCTGCACTAGGAACATATGGTGATTTATTTACACCGGCTCCAGGTCTTGGAAAAGCTTTTAATCAATTTGGCGTAGAGAGAGACATTGGTATTATTAATGATCTAGGTCTTAACCTTGCAAACACTGTTGGTCCAATCGCTGTGGCCAAACCAGGAATACCTGGTGTCATTGAAAAAATGGGAGCAGCATTTAAAAAGAGCCAACAAGAAAAAGAAGCTGCAGCTAAAGCAGCTAAAATTGCAGAACAACAAGCAGCTGCTAAAAAATTACAACAAGAAATAAAAGCAATTTTTGATAAGAGAGAGCAAGACAAAAAAGCTAAAGAAAAAGCAGAGCAAGCCAAAAAAGCTAAAGAAATTAAAGAACAACAAGCAGCTGCTAAAAAATTATCAGAACAAATAAAAAACCAGTTTAAAAAGTATCAAGGCGGCGGCGGCGGCGGAAGCGGCGGCGGAACCGGAGGCGGCGGAGGCGGATGCTTTGTCGAAGGAACTATGATTCAAATGGCTGATGGAACAGAAAAAGAAATTACAACAATTAAAGTTGGAGAAGAAACTAGAGGTGGAACTGTTCAAGCTAAAATGGAATTTGAACCACAAGTAATTTACAATTACATGGGTGTAGAAGTTTCTGGTTCACATTGGGTAATAGAAGATAATCAGTTTGTTGCGGTCGAAGATAGTAAACGTGGTGTTAAAACAGACAAGGTAGAGCCTGTGCATACATTTAAAACTTCTAATAATAGAATGTGGATTAAAGATATTGAGTTTGGTGATTTTGAAACAGGCTCCGATGAGGACTGGGAACCTCATTTTGAAATGGTTAGACAGAAACTTAATAAGCAATTAAATGGCAATATCTAGACAACAACTTAGTAAAACAACCGACAAAAAACAAAAGAAAGTCGGTAAAGTTATGCGTGAGTTTAAAAAAGGTAAATTAAATATTGGAAAATCTAAGAAAAAGGTTAAGAATAGAAAGCAAGCCATAGCTATCGCACTTAACGAAGCTGGTATAAAACAAAAGAGGAGACGTAAATGATCGAATCAATAAAATCAAAAGCAAT